TTGTTCATAGTCCCTCCTAAAGAACTCATCTTAAATAAAGGGTACTTTAAAGTGATACCCAGCACTATTTACAAGGGAAGGTAATCGGTGCAGTTCTTATCCCATTTCATCTACAACTTCTTCAAGGAGAACTTATCTTGCCAGAGAAGTTTTTACAGTAGCTCGAACACCTTGTAATCATTCATAGTAATACAAGTAATTATAACTTGTCAATACTTTTAACAAAAATAAATAAAATATTTATATTGACAACTAACCACACTCACATAGTACAATACTATATAGTTTCTTATTTAAGGGGTGGTAGTAAATAGTTATTATATAGTATACCTATAGTAGTACTATAGTAAACCCCCGCTTACTACCGCCTACCATGTTCGCATAGCACATAATAAACCGCCTACTTAGTTAGTCGCATAGAATTTACAAATTAAATAGGGTATTATTTATAGTGGTACCCTAATCCACCTCACGGAGGAACCCCGTTTTAATGATATATATACGCTATATTAGGTATTGATTTATCCCAGCAGGCATTACAATCTAGACACTTGCCCCCTTGTTCTTTTG